GATGAGTTTGGTACTCGTAGATTAAAAGCATGGATGGGAAGTATTGTAGAACCTGCTTTAGAATATTTAGGTAGATGTTTTCAGATGAGGGCTCAAAGCCATTATACTGTTGAAAAAGTATTTAGAATTGTACAACCTGAAGCAGGTCAACAACCTGATGGAGATAAAGAAGTAAGAATTAATATTCCTGTATATAATGATTATGGTAAAGCAATATCTGTATTCAGGAATTATTCATCTGCAAGATTTGATATAAGAATTATAGCTGGTACTACGATGCCTATTAATAGATGGGCATTATTAGAAGAGTATTTCAAGTGGTTCCAAGCTGGATTAATAGATGATATTGCTATGATAGCTGAAACTGATATTAGAAATAAGAAGCAAGTAATTGAAAGAAAATCAATGTACTCACAGCTTCAAGGTCAAGTATCCTCAATGGAAGAAGCTATTAAAGATAAGGACGGAACTATCGAAACATTACAGCGTCAATTAGTACAGGCTGGTATCAAGATGAAAATTGGAGATGCTGCAATGGAAGTTAGAAAAGATGTTCTTCAAACTGAAGCTCAGCAGAAACTCCTAAGAGGGATGATGAAAGCTGAATTTGATAGAATGAAAAAAGAGGGTGTTGCCCCTGAAGAAGCTGGAGAATCAGAATAGTGGCTTGGTCTAAAAGAGGCTATCCAAGTATGGCTAGAAAAGGTCGTAAGAATGGTAGATGGATAGACGGAAGTAGCCAAACACATTATAGAAATAAAGCAAAAGCAAGTCCTGGTAAAGTTGTCCATCATTTAGATGGTAATAAATCAAACAACAGCAGGTCAAATGTTAGTGTTATTAGTAAGGCTAAACATAACAAAGTTCACCCTGAAAAAGGTGGAACAAGAAGATGTGGTAAAGGATATAGTTGGAGTAAACAATCAAAATCATGCATAAAATTAAAATAGTTGTTTCTTTTACCAATTTTTTGTTAACTTAACCCAACAAAAGGAGTTTTAAATATGGAACAAGAACAAGTAGGCAACGCAATAGAAGCCCCCGAAAGTGATTTCCAGACCCTCAGTGATGTAGAATCTGGAGATTTCTTTGAATCTCTGGATTCAAATGTAAATGGAGGTATAATAGATAGCGAATATTCGCAGTCAACCTCGCAAGATTTAGGTGATAACACACCAGCGAGCCCTAGCGGAGTTCAAGAGCAAGACAGCGATGTTTTGCAAAAGAGGTATAGTGATTCAAGTCGAGAAGCTAAACGCCTTAGTGGCAAGCTTAATGAACTTGAACCATATATGCCTATACTCGATGCAATGAGAGAAGACCCTAATTTAATTCAGCATGTGCGGAATTATTTTGAGGGTGGTGGTCAAGCACCAGAAAGTATGGCTCAAAATATGGACCTTCCGGAAGATTTTCAATTTGACCCTGATGATGCTTTTACTGATCCACAATCGGATTCAGCTAAAGTATTCGGGGCTACAGTTGATGGTATTGTCCAAAGACGACTTAACAATGAGTTAGGAAAACAGAAGACAGATAACCAGAGACTTGCACGAGAAACTGCTTTTAGACAAAAGGTTGAAATGACCGATAATGAATGGTCTACTTTTGTTGACTTTGCTAAGAATAAATCGCTTGAATTAGATGATATATATTATCTTATGAAGAGGAAAGAACGTGAGTCTAATATTGCTGACAATGCTAGACATCAAGTTGCTTCACAGATGAAAAAGGTACAGGAGCAACCACGTTCATTAGCTACAGCAGGGAGTGCTACAGTTGAAACATCCAAAGACGATCAGGTATTTGAAACATTACTCGGTATTGACCACGAATTGGACAATGCGTTTGGCTAATAGCTGATATTTTTTCAGCCATTTAGCGAACGCTTAATCGTAAATAGGAGAAGGTAAAAATGGCTGATTTATTTACAATGGAATCAACTGCTGATGTCGCCGGTGGCGCGGCTGGCTCCCGATTAGGGACCGCTTTAGACACTGGTGTTCTTCGCAGACGATACGATTTTGGGAGTAGGGTATCTGAACTAGCAATAGCTCAAGACCCTTTCTTCAGATTAGTATCTAAGCTCGCGAAGAAACCAACAGATGATCCCGAGTTTAAATACACAGAACGCAGACCTTCATATCACAAAAGATACGCTTACATTGTAGCATTTGATTCAAATGGATCAGTAGAGGTACATAATTCCGAGTTAGATAAGTCTGACGCGGCTGCGGCAGTTTCGGCTGTTGCTCATACTGTTGCTCTCTACATGGCTACTGACTATAAAGCATCTGGTAATTTATCCAGTGTTTATGGTCAAACAGGTGACAAGGTAACAGTTGGTGGGACTGGAACAAGACCTACTTTCTTTTTACCTGGACAGTTGGTAAAAATACCAATTATGTCCGCAACTACAGGAACTACAATTTCTGGTTATCATGTTATGAAAATCAGTTCAGTAGTTACTTCAGACCTGAGTAGCAATGCCGGTGTTGATAATGACAGCATGGAAGCGGTTAAAGTTACTGGAACTATCGTAAAATTCGATAGCGGTGGAAATGAGCTAGCGTCTTTCGCTTATAATGCTTCATCTGCCGATAACGGATTTCAGACTGGTTCAAGCAATGGTTCTAATGAAGTGTATGACCGCACGATTGCAGGTCATCTCGAACCAATAAGGTCTTATGTGATTGGTACTGCGCATGCTCAAGGCTCTGGTTATCCTGAAACATGGAAAGACCAGCCTTTCTCAACCGCATTTGGACGTACGCAGATTTTTAAAACTGCTATGGCAATGGATAACACAACTCGTGCTACCGTGCTAAAGTATGAACCAAATGAATGGGCTCGTATATGGCGTGAGAAACTAATTGAACATAAATGGGATATTGAACAATCTATATTGTTTGGTTCTCAATATGATTCAGGCAGTGAGTGGTATACACAAGGAGCCGTTGACTACATTTCAAGTTTTGGTAATGTGTTTAGTTTGACGATTGCGTCAAAGACACAAGATGATTTCTTAGATGACTTGAGTAGCTTCTTAGACCCACGTTACAATAATGCTAACGCAACATTGTTCTTCGTGGATACTGCAACTTATAATTGGTTGCATAAACTAAGTGGTTATTTCTCAAACAATCTTGAGATTTCACCTAATTTCAGAGCTGACATGGCGTTGACGGGTAAAAAGAAGGTCTTTGGAGCTGATATTACAACTATCAGTACTCCTTATGGTGATATGAACGTAACCCGTAATATTCACCTTGACGGATCACCAATTAAAATGCTTGCTATTAACATGAAGCATGTTGCTTACAGACCATTGGTCGGTAACGGCTTGAATCGTGATACAGCAGTATATGTTGGTGTTCAAACCTTAGAAAATAGTGGCGTTGACCGTAGGGTTGACTTAATACAAACCGAAGCAGGTATGGAATGGCAGATGCCAGAAGCCCATGCCTATTGGTCTTAAAGTAAGGAGATTGAATTATGGCAAATCCGATGTACGGACAAAATAAAGCTGATGATAAGATTGACTTACTTCAAAAGGGTAAGATGCTTGGAGTAAAAACAGTAACTGCTGCTGAGACATTAACAGCTGCCGATTCAGGTAAGCTAATTATGATTGGAACAGCTGCTATTGAAGTAACTCTTCCAACAGCTGCCGCAGGACTGATGTTTGACGTTTGTTTAAAAGTTGAATCAACAGCAGGAACTACTATCGTTGCATCAAGTGGCGATTGTTTCTTTGGTGTTGTAGATGTTCAATCAACTACGGTTGATAACACGGCTGTAACTCAGGTTATTGACCATGCCACAGCAATAGGAACGGTAACTAGTTATGATAACTTAGATTTTGTACATGATAGTGCAACTCTAGGTGGTCATGCTGGGGACTCGTTCAAGTTAATTGCTGTAGACGATACGGCTTGGTTGTTCCGAGGAACACTAACTACTGACCATGCTAACCCTGCAACAATAGCAGTTATTAACGCTGGTTAAGGAGGTTACTTATGGCTAGAGTAGGAGCGAGTGCTGGCTGGAATGGCAATTATGTCGAAACAGTTACAGCAGATCAAACGCTAAGTTACAATGATAGTGGTAAGGTGCTCCTTGTTGGCACAGATGCATTAACAATTACTTTACCAGCTACTAAAGCAGGTGTTAAGTATACATTTGTTAATACTGGAGCTGATGATGCAGTATTAGTTACAATAAGTCCTAATGCAAATGATAAAATCATGGGAACTATTGCAGCTGTAAGTATGTCAGCATCAGATGATGGTGATTTAACAAACACTAAATCTGGAGCTAATAAAGGTGACTGGGCTACTATTGTTGGTGATGGAAGTGATGGCTGGTATATCATCGGTGGCGATGGTGTATGGGCTGGAGCTTAATCTGAAGCTCGTGTTTAATAACACGATATAAGGATGTAATTGGGAAGACTAACCCTCTTTTGGTTTTTTGCTTCCTTTCTTCCGAGAGAGGGTCTTCCTTTAAAAGATAAAGATTTATGGCAACAACGAACATAGAATTAGATATAGAGAATATAACTGGAGTTGCAGATGCAGATGACCAGTTCATTAAAACTGCCCAAAAGTTTGTAGTATCAAGTATACCTAAAAACTTAATGTTATGGGCTGGAACAAGTACTGCAACTGCTAGTCATGGTGGCGATTCTTCACCAACAGCTATAACAATACCGCAACCAACTGATAATATTATAGATGTTCAAAGGAATGGATTTAGTGCTGAACAAGTACCTGAGTCAATGCAAGGTTTTATTGCGAATAGCTCAAGTCTTCATTTAGCTACTGAAACATATCCTAAGTATTATTTACAAGCTGGTAATAAAGTAATTGTAAAGCCTAATCCAAGTGATTCGGAAACGGCTCTTGTAAATTATGTAGATTTTTTAAAGGTAGACGATGATTGTGATTTAAGAGGAGCTGTCGTAGCTCATGCAGCATCAAAAGAATTTGAACAGTTAGCATCTGCTCAAAGTACTGGTGTATTAACTGCTCTTACGGCTGTTAATGCTGAGATAGATGAATGTTTAAGTATTGCAGATAATGTTCATACTGAAATTGCATTAATAAATTCTTCTACTGATAGCGCTCTTACCGAAATAGGACTTGCTAATGCGGAAGTAGATAAGATGGCTACTGAAGTTGGACTAGATAATGCTGAAGTTGATCTCGCTAAGGCAGAATTA